TGATTTTGTACCCTCAACTAGCAATAGTAGGCAGGTTAAGTTCAAGAAAGAGGGTAAAATTGAGGGCGACCCTGTTGCAAAGAGGTGGAAACTTCTATCCTCAAGCGGGGAAGAGCCTGCTATTCTGATACAATCAGATGAGGGAGGGTTTGTAGCAAGACTTAACTGGGATGGTAAAACCTTCTATGGAAGGGACTCAGTTGGGGTATGCGAATTACGCTCCAAGCAGTCTGACGAATGGATAGACTTCTTTCGACCAAAACGAGAAGGTCTACTGGACATGTCGTTTGCAGTAACAGAGAAGAAAGTAATCGATAACCCTGATAGCAAGGTTAAGAAGACAGACTTCTCCTATGATATTAAACCTTTCATAAACGTAGACGTTGATAAATATGACACAGCAATTGGAATTATTGCTTGTGATCGACCGGGGTATTTTGATATGTTTATGAAGTCTCTTTTGACTAATAAGACATTAACGGATTATCCAATCTTCCTGTTCATCGACCTACCAGAAGATCAATCAAAGTATTCTTTGATGCATGAAGTAGAGAGATTGGCTCATGAGAACTTACCTAATCTAAGTATTATACCTAGATCAGTTAACTTTGGTTGTGGACGAAATATTATTGATGCTAGAGATAAACTACTTTCGACTTTAGGTTTTAAGAAGGCTTTTATCTTTGAAGATGATATGGAAGTATCTTCTACGTACTTGAAGTTTTGTGAGAGTATGTGGAGTTGGAGTCGTCAATTTTCAAATGTGGGTGCAGTCCAAGGTTGGTCTAAGTGTCTACTTAATAACGAAGAGAAGAAGAAACGGAACAAGGAAGTCCACGTAACCTACACAAACTTGTGGGGGTATTTAATGGGGGCTGACTGTTGGAGTGCTATCAGAGAGGACTTCATTGATTACGCAGACAAATTTATGCAAGAGGCTTATAATCGCCGTAACTCGCAAGTTATTCACACTTGGATGGATACTTGGAGAAAGCTTGATTTTAAACCTACTGGAGATAACCCAATTAGCTTGGATAGTAATTCTCTAAGGCATAAACAATATCATTTTGAGAATACACCAACAGGCCAAGACGGTACAACCAACGTTCTAATGCATGGTCATGGATTTGTCAGGTTAGCTTCTTCAGTTAATCGCGGTGTTTATATTGGTAGGGAAGGAATTCATAGCACACCAGCTATGTTCAGAAAAGATAAGTATGACTTGGTTAGTATGTTTAACGGGCCAAGCGACAATAGAATTAAGAAGTTTGAGGTACGAAATGTTTAAGGTAATTAAAGAAATTGAAAATGGTGTGGAGTCTTTGACTGCGATTTTTGTTGACGAAAGCCCTCAAGCTTTAGCACTCCACTCTCTATATAAAGGGTACAAAGGTAACACCGGCGATAAAATAAGTCTTCAAAATTCTAACGAAGGTCCTTTCATAGACTTATCGAAGGACGGTAAAAACTTTAAGATAACAATTAAGGAAGTTTAATGGCTTGTGGTAAGAAAAAGCCGGTTAAGATGTATCCTAACCAAAGGACTATAGAGGACATTGCGGCTTGCCCTCACAGAGAGCCTAAAGTATTAGGTGCTGTGTCAATGGGTAAGGGCTGAGGGTCTAATAAAAAAAGTCAACCGGTTCGGTTGTGTTCCCTGCATAATAAACCTTGCGTATTAGAAAACTTCAAACAGAATCATGCTAATAAGAATTATTTGATATGCACCCTATGTCCTGATTGCCCTTTGAAGGCATTAATAAAAAGTGAGACAAATGAACTTGAACCTGATACAATTAATTCAGATGATCCTACACCAGTTGTGGAGTCTAGCTAAAGGTGCTTTCACCTGCGTCAAAGCTTTCTATATATCTAATGTGAAAGGTCAAAAAACAAATATCCCTCTGATGAGTGAGAGATTATCAATGTGTGCTGTCTGTCCTATACGAGAAGAAGATAAGTGTGGGGAGTGTGGTTGCTACTTGAAGGAAAAAGCCAGCTTGACAGATCCAGAAGAAGGGTCGGTCTGCCCTATGGGTTTTTGGGAGAATAAGGATTCCTTTAAAACATACATTGAGATAAATGGTAAATAATGGTTGTAACTCCATGTGGACCGCTACAGTTCTCGCTACAAAACAGCATTTACGCTTCTAATTCTACTTGGAGCATGGTGGGACCATATCGTGGTTCTATAAGTTTGACAACAGAAGCAGACCAAGCTGCGGCATTGTTGTGTCAACCTATTACTCTTGACGCAATTGTAACGGCTAGTCAGTGTGACGACGGTATCGATGCCTGTTTTGAGGGATCATTTAATATTGTCACAGGTATTGTAAACTCAATTGGCGATGAAAAACGAATTGATGGTACATTTGCATCACTAAAAATTGTTGATTACTTTGAGAGACTACGCAGGAAGGTAATCAATACAGAGAACTTTGAAGGGGATGACATAGCAACGATATTAGCTGCCCTAGCAGGTGTTTATGGAGGCGTCCCCGTTGGACTATATAACTTTAATATTGGCCATGATACCTTAATCAGAGGACCTGTAGATGGTAACAGTACTTGGGAAGAGTTATATAAGATAGCGGAAGCGGGAAGATCCGAATTATTTGTTCAGGTTGGGGGCGTGTTAACAGCAGATCCTTGGGTTCAATGCACTTGTAATGGACAGTTGTTATCTCAATGTGACGTTATTAATTCGGCAACCAAAGTTAAGACTGCAAATCCACCATTCACTGTACTTAGAGTTAGGGGTGCTTTCCAGACTGAATTTGATTGTGACTTAGACTTAACCACAATACCTAACGACTTAAACGAGATAACAACCTCAGGGGGTTTCCAAGGTTGTATCCTAGCAGCACAAAATACCAAACAAACCACAGTGTGTGCAAACAATTTGAAGGGGAGCAAGGATGATCTCATACAAGCTATTTACACATCAGCCGAATTAACAATATTAGAGTTTGCAGAAGATCCTAAAGATGGTTCTGTGGCTTTGAGGGTTCAAAGAGCAGATGGGTTTAACTTCTTAGAGGGAGTTCCTTTTCCATTCACGCTACAAATTACAGGTAGAGTTAAACCAACTTCAGAGTTTGGATTTTCAGACACCCAACTAAAGAACTACAAAAATTCAAATTCTTCAATTGACTTACCTTATGCACTAGGTTTAGGTTACGGATGGGGTTATGGCTTTGGTAAAAGTAACTCGGGTGCATCCCAAACCAACGATGAATCCACACAAAACCAGATAGAAATAGTTGTAGTTGACGAGGCTCTACTGGCTAAGTTCGGGGTCATTGAAGGAGTCTACGAGAACAAGTATGTAACATGTAAGAATGATCTATTCCATCTTGGTATAAGGCAATTCCAAAAGTGGCGAATGGAGCAAAACTTATGGGAACTTGATTTAGGTGCGATCACACCACCCGCAGAACTTAACCAATGTGTAGAGTTTTTGGCTCCTACCACAGAACTTTGTGATGGCACGTTGGCTCCATCAGAAACAAAGACAGGTGTGATAAACTACATACAAACAAATCAGGACCACCAGTCGGGCAAAGCTACTATGCGATTAGGGGTTTGGGCTTTAGATGATCAATGCGAAACAAGCTATACGTCAAGTAACTTAATTAATTTACACTGTATCTCTGATGAGGACAACAACTCTTGGGAAAGAGGTGTTAGTGGTGTATCTGACGGTTACGCAAACATAGAAGGTAACTGCGGTAGACTCCATGTTACAAACGCAGGGTTTTCCTTTTTGACATTATGCCAAGGCTGTATGGATGTTGGGGAAGACTATACAATTTATTTTGAAATGATCCCTTTGATAGGAACGCCTTTGGTGTCCCTATCGATTGTGTTTGAGATATATGATGCTGTGACACTCTTACCCGTTTTGTCTACTTCAGTAGGCTTGTCAGGTCTAGCAGAGACTCACTCAATCGTGTTCCAACCCACAAATGAAAATATGTGCATAAAGTGGAGATTGAATGGTGTCCCTCCTAATGAGACAGCATGGTCATTATGTAACATTAATTTAACAACCACCCAACTTGGTTAGGATAAGGAATAAATATGAGTAAGCTGATGATTTTTGGTTATGGTGAGTGCGGTAAAGACACCGCAGCATCGCTTATTGGAGAACAATTAGATTTAACTTGGGAAAGTTCTTCCTTTTTTGCTGCCAACCACTTTATTTTTGACAGTTTGAAGCACATTAACGGCTATAATTCAGTAGAGGAATGCTTCCAAGACAGAAGGAACCACAGAGCAGCTTGGTTTAATCTAATTCGTGAATACAACGAGGATAATAAAGCTAAACTAGCTCAGAATATTTATGAGACGCATGACATTTATGTTGGTATGCGTTGTAGAGAGGAACTAAGGGAAGTAAAAAGAACTGTAAATCCCTTTTGTTTATGGATTGATGCAGAAGAAAGAGTGGGGTTAGAGTGTGGAGGTTCTTGCACAGTAGGTATTGACCAAGCCGACTGTATTATACAAAACAATGGAACACCCGAAGAGTTCAAAGAAAAGTTAATTAAGTTTTGTAATTTCTGTTCAACATGGGGATTAGCTAAACTATAGGAGAAAAGATTTTGAATACTAAATTCTTAAATGCAATAAAGAATCTCGATGAATTTTGTATTGGAGTTTACGTTAAAGCTTATGCAGAAATTGTGTCTATGGACAAAAGCAAATGCCCTTATTACAACTCAGACTTATTAGCAATAGCTGTTAATAAAGAGGAATGTGGTGAGGGCTGTTTAATGGAGTTAAAGGACTCCGAGCTAATCCAGTTAGAAGATATCGATGGTAAGACGGTTATGATTTTAGGTCTGGTCAAGAATATGGAACCGGAATTCTTTATGGAACATGACGACATGAAGGAAGGTGTGGACTTCTTAAATCTTATGAAGATCCAATGTGCAAATCTCGGTATTTCATACTTAGAACCTGAACGAGACAGTAAAACAGCGGCCATGATAAAGAGGGTGAAGAATTATCCTAATTGGCAAAAGGATTTGATTAGCATACTAAGGAACTGGGAGACCATCTCCAAAGTTTTGAACTATCAATGTCTAACGTTAAATCTTTTGGCAACTAAGAGATTGTGGGATAAATCTCTTACGCTGACCAATAGAGGTAGAAATCTAGGTAATCGTTATGAGGAAGACACATGTGAATCTATTATCAAACCAACCTTGGGATAAATATAAAGGAACCCCAGTTCTTTTAAGGCGATTAAATAACAACCCTAAGTACATTTTACCATTCTACATATGTGGTGTTTATTACCAGTTACAAAATTTAAGGGTTATAAAAAACAATAAATTTGCTGCTGAATTTAGGACTGAATGGGCACCAGCTTGGTGGAACATTTATGATGCAAAGCAAATACCAGACGATAAAGTAAAGGAATATCTCAGTGACTATTACGAGGATTGGGAAGATATGTTCCTTTTGATAAAAGGATACCAATCATACAAATTTATGGCTACTTACGAGGATCATGTCAATAGAAACTTACTATGATAGAATGAGTCTACCTTCAATACACAGGGGGGCTATGATAGATAAAATACCTAAAGATTTTGCCTACAAGAATTTCTTGAAGGAATACGATTGTGGGAGCAACGTTTATTTTTGGGGGGATTATGGCACCGGTAAGTCAGGTTGCTGTAGCATACTCCTAAAGAAATGTTTGGCCAAAGGTAATTTAGGATATTGGGCATCCTGTACCGGTTATGTATCAGACGTTATGAACAATGTACATTTTGATGAGAACACCTCCATATTTGATAGGTGCAGAGAAGTTCCTATCTTAGTATTAGATGAATTCATATTAAGAGACGTAGCTAAGGAACGAGAAACTATGATTGAATTAGTTATTCGTAACCGTGTTGAGAACCAACTAACAACTATTATAAGCAGTAATCATAATCCAAGTTTTTTGAAGAGTAATCACCCGGGGGTTTATTCAGTTCTTCGGGGTCATTTTAATATCGTTCAAGTAGCCGGTCATAACTTTAGGACACAAGTATGAATTTAAGTGTGTTTAACACAGACCCTCTATCCGATAGGGTTTTATCGAGTCTGATAACTACTGAAAATTTAAGAGTATTAAGAGATGAGTCATTAAACAGAGAAGATTTCTCAGATCAATACAGAGAAGCTTTTGATTTCATTAATCATTTCTATGAGACATATTCTAAGTACCCTGATAAAGATCAGGTTGCAGAAACAACAGGTCTAGATTTAGAGAGTGATCCAGAACCTTTCTCCTACGTATGTGAGAAATTCCGTGAGCGTAGATTGGGAAGGATGCTTGAATCTGACGTAAAGAATATTGCAAAACATTTAAGGGATGCTGATCCCAATTCAGCACTACGATCTCTATTTTCAATCACCAACAGATACCAATCTTCGATAGTAAAATCTGGTTGTATGAAATTCAGAGAAGATGGTTTGGAGAGATTTAAGAAGCTACTGTCAGGGGAGGAAATTGAGTATGGTATTGACACACCGTGGGAAACTCTAACAAATGCAATTAATGGATTCATGAACGGGGAATTTATAGTATTTGCAGCGTTAGCTTCAGGCGGTAAGTCTTGGATCTCAGCAGTATTAGCGACACATTTTCAGAAATTAGGATTAAATACTTTATTCGTCACTATGGAAAACCAACCAAAGGCTATGATGAAAAGGTTGGATGCAGCATTCTATGAGATTGAATACAAGGATATGAGAACGGGCGAGTTGGATGTTCATACAGCAGACAGGGTTCTGCAAAAGGCGGGTAGTCTAACTAAAGGGGAAATCTTCCTATACGGTGAGGGGGACATACCAGACGTTTCAATAATTAAATCATTGGTGGATTACCACAAAGCAGATGTTGTTATTATTGACGGGGCTTATAGATTTAAGTCTAAAGGTAACAGCGATTGGGAGCAATCCAAAAGCACTATAAATATTATCCAAAGTGATGCAAACAAAACAAACATCCCTTGGATATGTACCACTCAAATGAATCTATCAGATAAGAAGATAAGATCAAGAACCGATTCATATGAGGTTAGATACAGTAAAGACTGGATCATAGCCCCATCAGTGTTTGTTACTATTCGTGCAGATGACGACGAGAGGGCTATGAAAGTGTGCAACATGGACATTAAAAAGATTCGGGAAGGAACGGACGAAGATTTACCTTCGTTCAAATGTAGATTTGATTTATCACACATGAAATTCGGAGAACTAAATGAAGACGAAATTATCGTGTCAGGGGTCGAGTACTAATATGGACACCAAACTAGAAATTAGGTCTTTCAATAGACATACTGATTTGGATACCGTATCCGATATTGAAATAGATAGTTACAGTAGCTATCTTACAGTAGACGAAATACGATCTTTGTCAATTGACCGGACCACTAGAATCCATGTTATGGAAACTGAAACAGGTGAAATTGTTTCTTTCATAATTTTCAAACCTTTAAAAGACAAGTTCTATATAGAACGCCTAGCCACAACTCCACATATGCGTAGAAGCGGTGCGGCAAGGGCTTTGTTGAATCATTTAAAAGAACTAGCTATCACTACAGATAAAACTTTAATTTGTGGTTTAGTTAATGAGTACAATTTAGGTTCCCAATTATTTGCTAAGAGGGAAGGATTTGATTACAAGGAAACGCAAAACAAGGAAGGTATTGAATATTACTATTTTGAATGGGGAAGCACTAAATGAATGATTGGGGAATACCAGTAGATGTTAAACGGATGCATGAGGAAGCTAAGTTTCCTTACAAGTCTAAAGAAGAGGATTCCTGCTACGATCTTACAGCAACTAGTATTGAATACTTAGGGGCTGGTAAATGGATTGTAGGTTGTGGTTGGGCTATGGAACCCTCTAAAGGTTTCAAATTATTAATCGTACCACGGAGCAGTATAACCAAAACTAGTTTCATTATCCAAAATTCTCCATGTCAAATTGACGAGAATTACAGGGGGGAATTCTTAACCGTTTTTCAAGCACTCCCCAAAAGCTTTTCTGATGTTGAAAGTAATGTTGTGGGAAAATGCGGACAGTCAATAACCTACCCACAATTCCCTTACAAAGTAGGTGACCGATATGCTCAGATGTATATCGAAAGGGTGCTTGAATGTAATTTTAGAGAAGTATCAGAACTAACAGAAACTGAACGAAATGATGGGGGTTTTGGATCATCCGGTTTGTGAGAAGGTTATAATGCAAAAAGAACAAATTTTAGAAGTACTTAACAAGCTAGGAATTTCAGATACAAAATACGTTAGATCCTCGGGGGTAGATTGGGTAATGATACATTGCCCTTTAGCACCCTTCACACATGAGGGCGGCACAGATCGTAAACCTTCTTGTGGTATATCTATAGGAGATAGTTCAGCTTTTAATTGTTTTTCTTGTGGGTGTAAAGGACCTTTAGAAGGACTGGTTAGAAGTTTGGCTGAATTCTCTTGTAGTGAGGATCTTGCAAAGTATTCTAGGAAGGTGCGTAAGCTAAATGCACCTGACCTAGTAGCTAGTATAATGTACAAATCTAGGCAAAGAAATAAGAAAGAAGACTTGTTGCTGTTAAATGAACAAGCTATTAATCATTGGAGTCCTGCTTGGGATAGCAAAATCTGTAGAGAGTATCTTAATAGACGAGGTATTGATGAGGCAACCTCCCAATTTTGGGATCTACGATTCAATAACGAAAGGGTTTTATTCCCTGTAAGGATGAATGGATTGAGGGGGGTTGTTGGTAGGTCTATATCAGATTCTATCAAACCTAGATACAAGAATTTATTTGGAATGACGACTGCTGACATTCTGGCAGGTTATGATAAGCTGACTGACAACCCCAAACTTATGGTTGTCGAGGGTTTCTTTGACATGATCAACGTCCATAGGTGGGCTGTAGATTATGGCTACGATGTTCTTAGCACTCTGACTTGTAGAACAACTGAGAACCAAATGAAGCTTCTCCTAAAATTAGACAAGAAACTACTGACTTGTGCCTATGATCAGGACAAGGCTGGTAGAGAAGGGTGGAAGATATTTAGGGAAATGCCCGCCTTTAATTTGGCCAGATTTAAGTGGTCTTTTAGAGGGGGGTCTAAGGGGATTAAGGATTTAGGGGAGTTTACGGAAGAAGAATTTAGACGATTAATGTCCTAAATCTTTACTAAACTGTCAGAATTTTGACCACTTTTAGGGAGGAACCGTATATAATATAGTGTGATCATTTCAGTTAATGATACAGTTAATGTTCTATTTGAGGTATGAAGAATGAGTAATGAGTTATGTGGTATTTTTGAAGAGTCTACTGAACCAGCACCGCAATCAAAAGCGAATGACTGGGTTTCACACTTCTTCCTGAAGCCTGACACAAAATGTAGTATTGTATTTCTATGCAATCCACAGGACTTTGTTAAGCTAAAGTTGCATGAGGTGTGGGCTAAGGATGGAGATAAGACTCTTCCAAATCATCTATCCTGCGTACAAACAGATGAGGTAGACTGCCCTATCTGTAAGGCCGCTGAGATTCAGGAAGATGATCGAGACAAGAACAAGCTACGCAGACGAGAGTTTTGGTGCGGATCTGTTCTTCAATTGAATGCTTATGAGAAGGATGGTAAATCATACCATCAACGTAAGGTTCTTGCTCTTAATTTTACAGCAAGAAAGAAGTTTCTCACAACACTAAACACGTTTGAGGAACGAGGATTGGCTGAGTTAAAGGGGTGTCAATACAAGGTGGCCCGATCAGACGACCAAAAATCTCTCAGGACTGGCGACATTTGGGAATTCTGGAAGGACGATGTTCTATCAGGGCTTCCTTCAGATGTTATTGTTGAAGAGTACGATATCAAAGAGATTTATACTCCTGACATTGATCTATGTCTAGAAGTTCTAAGTCGATCTGATTATGATGTTGAAGCTGATGGCACAGAGGAATCAACCTTCTTGCCACAATAAATTGTAGTTATTCAGGGGGAGTCTTATTGACTCCCCCGATTTTTTACTAGAGGTTTTTTTATGGGTAAGTATTTTGTAGCATTAATCATTCCGTTCCTAATGTGGAGCGTTTGCCAAGGACAAATGGGTAAAAATTCCGATATGTGGGATTGGTCACCGGATGCGTCACACCACAACAAAGTGGTACAAGTACAGATCATGATGAAAATGAAGATTCAAGTAACAGTATACGAAGATTCAACGGATGAGAACGGCAACACTATTTCAATTGCTGTGAAAAAAGAGAAGGAAATTGAAGTACCCGCACAAGGAACTGGTTCTATAGTTCATGTATTCAAAGACAAACCTGTTGGTGATGGCTTTGAGGGGTTAGCAATTACAGCATACCATGTAGTTAAAGAAGCTGTTGAGGGTAGTATGAAAATACAATATCCTGACGGAGTAAGAATAGATGGTGTTAGAATAGCTGCATATTCCAAAGTATTTGATTGTGTTATGTTGAGGGTGTGGGTGCCAAAAGGAATGGAGCCTTTTAAAGTGGCTCGAATGACCCCTATACGTAACTCTGAATTAGAGGCTATGGGTTATGGAGGTGTATCAATTACCTCAGATAACCTTAGGCATTGGAAAACTAAAGTTGCAGTACCCACAGACGGGTATGTAATGTTTTCTGACTCACCTGCTATACCGGGTGACTCTGGTGGTCCTTGCCTAAACGATAAAGGTGAACTGGTAGGGGTTATTAATGGTGGTTGGTTTTGGGCAAGGAACATGTCGTTTCTAAATGGTCAATCCAAATACACTTGGCCAACTAAGTATACTGGAATGATTCCTATTGTAGCAATTTACAATGCAAGCATAGAGTTAAAGGATCAACTAGGCACACAGAAATGCGTAGATGAGGACTTACAATAAGTGACTTTCAAAATACAAATGTGTAAGGAATTTAATACAATAAGGACTTTACATAAATTGTGTTTTGATGTGGATTCTTTACCTAGAGACCCTAATGTATTTTGGTGGCTTATAACTTGTGGTGGGGAACCGGCAGGATTTGGGGGATACCAACAATCTCACCAATTTTCTAATGCAATTTATCTATGTAGGTCAGGTGTTTTAAAGGGTTATAGGGGCAATAACCTACAAAAAAAACTAATAAGAGTACGAATCAACCACGCTAAGAAGTTGGGATATGAATGGGCTGTAACTGATACCAGAGACAATCCTGCAAGTGTAAACTCATTAATAAGTTGCGGTTTTAAAAATTACGAGCCAATTAATCCGTGGGCATTTAGTAATTCAATGTATTGGAGAAAGGAACTGTAAAGTATGAGTATGGGGTATAAGGAATTTGCACAACACGCCATTAGCAACGGCGTTTGTGTTATGGATGTGGAACATTCCCTAGATATGTCTATATATAGGGAAGGTTTTTCTTTACATGGTTGTGGCTTTGCAACAGGTGAAGAAGTAATCTACATCAAAGACAAAGATGAAATGAGATACTTAGTGAATGCTATTTATGACAACTGTGAAGTGATAGCTCACAATGCAAAGTATGACTGTAAGTGTATGATAGTTGATGGGATTGTTGATAGGTTCCCTCCTAAAGTAAGATGTACCCAAATTGCAATGAATTTAATTGATGAAACTCTTAACGACAGCGAGTTAGGTTTGAAGCCTCTCGTATTAAAGTTGTTCGGTTATGAAATGAACAAGACAGAAGATGCGGCATCTTTAGGATTGGACGATCCTAAGTTCATTGAGTATGCTCTGGACGACGTTATCTATACTCTGAAGTTGTGGGAATATGAATTACCCAAACTCCATTCTCTTAAACTTTGGGATTACTATACCCGAATAGTCCTAAGATCAATACCCACAATCTCCGAAATGGAAATGTTTGGTATCAAATGGTCTATACCCCATGCTAAAGGTCAGTATGATAAGCTGGCTGTCTTAAGGGATAAACTATACAAAGAGATAAGAGGCTTCTTAGGTAACGTAAACCCAAATTCAGGCAAGCAGTTATCTGACAGAATGTTTGGTCAACTTGGCTACTCAACTAAATACACAGAGAAGGGAAAGAGTGGCTCATACTGTGTGGACGATGAGGTCCTATCTAAAATGGCAAATAAATATCCTGTATGTGGTATCATAGGACTGTATAGGACATGCAATAAATTGATTAGCACAAACTTAGAACCGTTGTCAAAGCAAGCAATTGAAAACAAAGACCACAGGGTACACCCTAACTTCTGGTTAACTAGTGCCACAGGTAGATTGAGAAGTAGCAATCCTAATCTACAGAATCAACCTAACGTTTACGGTATGCAGGATGTTCTTAAAGAAATGGGGATTGATATCCGTAGTGGATTTATCCCACAAGAGGGTTGGCGACATATAGTTTATGACTTCTCACAATTAGAGTTAAGGATATTTGCTAAACTATCAAATGATAAAACCTTTACGGACGCATTCCAGTGTTGGGAATGTAGAATCTGTGGAGCTAAAGGTAGGCACACAAAAGCCTTACACGCCTGCCCTAAGTGTGGAGTAGCTGAAGATGAGAAGAAAGGTTTCTGGCATGGGTTAGACCTTCACCAAACAACTACGGATAACATCCCTGTGTTACAGGGTAAGCGATCTCTAGGAAAAGTGGCAAACTTTGCATTAATTTATTTTGCCACTGAATGGCGTATGCATTATGATCATCCTGACCTATCTATAAAGAAGTGGAAGGAAGCTATTGATGGCTTTATGAATACCTATACGGGGGTTAGGAAGTACCATGAGAAGGCTATAATGATGTTGAAGCAAGGCAAATCTTTCAGAGACTTGTTTGGTAGACGCAGATATATCTCCCCAAATGAAGCACAAAAATCCTTTAAACACGCTTGTAATCAAGTAATTAATTTCCCTACTCAAGCTACTGGTTCAGGTATGGTTCAAATATCTGCAAACAAACTCAGGGATCAATGGATAGAAGAGGGTATTTGGGGTAACAAGGTAAAGTTGATTCTCAATGTACATGATGAACTATGTGCAGAGGCTCATGAGTCAGTGGCAGAAAAGGCATCCTATGATATGAAGTACAATATGGAGAATTGTGTGGACTTTGGTATCCCAATTTTTGCTGACGGTAAGATTCTTGACACATGGGGAGCAATGAAATCCTAAAATCTTTCCTAAATTTCAATTTTGTTGACCATTTGTTAGTAACGCATGTCTATAATAGAGTGTAGGACAAGCTCTCAAACTTTAATCGAAAGATGAAATCACATGATGATTGTTGGCATTTTATGGTATCTGATTGTCGCCTTGATATTTAATGTAGTAAGTAAGTTTTTTGATCGTGATTGTCCTTGTACATTTATCTTTCCAACTTTGATGGAGCTAAATCTAGTGCGAAGAATCTCATGAAAGATCATCTAAACATTATTCAGGATCTTCAGAAAAGAAACAGAAGCTTGGAACGTAGCTTAAAGGAGTCAAGAGAAAGTAATTATTGTGTAGTTTGTGGTGATGGTGAAGAAGTTATTTGTAAAATTTGTGAAGATATGTTGGGAGTGTAACATGAAGTTAATGATAGACCTATACAACGGCGAATGCCTTGAGACGATGGGCCTTATGGACGACGGCATCATTGACCTGACGGTGACAAGCCCGCCATACGATAACCTAAGAAGTTACAACGGGAACAATGACCAATGGTCAGACAGTGTTTGGCAAGGGGTAATATCTGAACTTTACCGGCTTACTAAGAAAGGTGGTGTTGTAGTATGGGTAGTGGGTGACGCTACTATCAAAGGGAGCGAGACAGGCACATCTTTCAAACAAGCATTGTGGGCTAAAGAGTGTGGGTTTAATTTGCACGATACGATGATATATGCGAAAACCAACCCTATACCGTTGACACACAATAGATACGAGCAAGGCTTTGAATACACTTTTATTTGGAGTAAAGGAAGACCAAACACATTTAACCCAATTATGGTAGACGTAAAAACCCCAAATAAAAAATATAAGTGGAAGTCGAAAGAATCAGGGAGCAGTAAAAGAGAAAGGGAGGAAATAACTTTTTCTAAAACAAAAAAAATATCTTTAAATATATTCAAGTATTCATTAGTAGGCAGTAAGGAAGCTGGTAAACATCCTGCACCATTCCCAGAACAACTAGCCCACGACCACATCATCTCTTGGAGCAACGAAGGAGACACTGTACTAGACCCCTTCATGGGAAGTGGCACTACTGGCAAGATGGCAAAGCAGCTCAACCGTAACTTCATTGGTATTGAACTTGACAAAAAATATTTTGATATAGCTAAAGAAAGAATTGAAGATACATCAGGAGACAATCATTAAACTTATACGAGACGTTATCGCTGAAGAAGTAAAACTCAGGGAAGGCGGGGTGATAGTAGAATTAACAGAGCCTAAATCTATCAACTGTGCATTAGGTCAAAAGCTAATTGAGGAAGCTATTGAAGTTATGGGAGAACTTGACACTAACTCAGTAAGCAGAGAAAAACTAGTTGAAGAGTTAGCTGACGTTCAAGAAGTTATGACAGCTATTCGTGTAAAACACAACATAACATCGCAGGAACTTATGTTGGTTATGAATAAGAAGTTTACATTGAAGGGCGGGTTTAGCAATCAATTTCTTATACACAAAGGTATAAAATGAAATATAAAGGGCTAGTACCCATTAACGACACCCGATTCAACCGCACCTCTCTGACATGCGAAGGTGAGTCTTACACAGGAACAAAGAGAGAACAGTGTTACATACAAGAAGAGGGTGTATTATATGCTCCAAGATACTGGGCACAATGTAATGGCTATGGTGTTAAGAGTGTGTTCCCAAAGGTGGTGTGGCCTAAGTTTCAAGGCACTTACAGGGCTGGTCAGAAAGAGGCTATTGATGAAACTGTTAAAGGACTAAAGCAATCAAACTCAGGATTGTTGGAAGCATTCACTGGGGCCGGGAAGACACTACTAGGATTATCTATAGCTGCCCGTCTTGGAACCAAAGCTTTGATTGTTTGTAACAAGACGGATCTTCTAGACCAATGGTGCGAGTCAGGACATGATTTCTTTGGATTGACTTGTGGGCACTTGCAGGGTGACGTTAAACGAATGGGCAACCATTTCACAGTAGCAACAGTACAGACACTTTACTCACGCATAGATGATATTAAATACTGGAACAAATTTGGCTTAGTAATATTTGATGAATCGCACCACGTTCCAGCTAAATCATTCACCTCTATCATATCTAGAATGCCTGCTAGGTATCGTCTAGGCGTCTCTGCAACGTTCGTAAGAACAGATGGGATGGAAGACGTGTGGAAATGGCACCTTGGAGAAAAACTCCATGTAATGGAAGGAAACGCATTAGCAGGGTACTATCATCAACCAACCCTTTCCTTCCCATTAAATGACAGATCCTACACAAAGTATGGTAAGATCCAACATTCAGCATTGCTCACAGCCATAGCAGATATTGATAATTACAACATGGATATAGCAGCAGACGCTAAGGAATTGGTAAAGTCCGGTAGGAAAATAATTGTTGTTAGTGAACGTGTCTCCCAATTAGAATCAATCGCTAAGTACTTAAAGTCTGGTTATGGATTTTATTGTGGCAAGGCAAATGGTAAAGTGATAAGTAAAGACCAATTAGAAAAAACAAAAACCAAGAAGATAATTCTAGCCACTAGAGGTAAGATTGGGGAAGGTAGCGACCTTCCCAGTTTTGATACCTTATGGCTTGCGTCTCCCATGACTTCGGTGATCCAAGTAGTGGGCCGAATTACGAGACAACACAAAGGTAAAAAAATTCCTTTGGTTATTGACCCTATATTTAACACTCCCTACAACAATGCTTTGGCGGCTAAACGTAGGAAATTCTACAAAGAGTTAAACTTGAAAAAAATTAACCCTTCCGACATATTAGAGGTGTAACAAAAATGAGAAGACTGGTCGTGAACGAGGGTGACAGGTATGACAAATACAAGACAATA